ATTCTAAAAATAGAATTTTTTCGATAATAAATAAATATAAATAATTAAATAAAAAAAAGAAATGGCTGATTCATTAACCATTACAAGCACCTACGCAGGTGAGTTAGCGTTACCATATATCAACGCTGCTATTTTATCAGGAGATACATTAGCGAAAGGATATGTTACTCTTAAAGAGGGTGTAAAATATAAAGCAGTATTAAAGAAGTTGGCTAATTCAGCTTCATTGGTACAAGCTGCCGCTTGTGATTTTACTCAACAAGGTTCATTGACATTAACCGAAAGCGTGTTAACTGTTACTGATTTAATGACTAACCTTGAATTGTGTAAAAAAGAATTTGCTCAAGATTGGGAAGCTGCTCAAACTGGACGTGGATTTATTAACGATGTAGTTCCTTCAAATTTTGTTGACTTTTTGATTGGTTACGCTGCCGCTAAAGTTGGTGAAACTATTGAATACACAATTTGGCAAGGTGATACCGCAGGAACTTACACTTCATTTGATGGATTCGAAAAGAAATTGAAAGCTGGTTTAAGTGGTTCTGCTGATCAAACTTGGGCAGCTACTTTGGATGCATCAACTGTTATCGCAAATATGAATGCAGTTATCAATGCACTTCCTGCCGCTTTGATTGGAAGTCCTGATACTAAATTGTATGTGAATCGTGCAACTGCTCAATACTATCGTCAAGCGATTACAGCTTTGGGTTATATGCAAATGTATCAAGCTGCGGATGAGTTTAACTTGCAATTCAATGGATATGACATTTATGTTTGTCCAGGTATAAGCACAGGAACAATCATAGCCGCTCAACCATCTAACTTGTTTGTTGGTGTTGATGCTAACTCTGATTTCGCTGAAGTGAAAGTAGTTGATATGTCTTTGACTGATGCTTCTGATAACGTTCGTATGGCAATGAGATTCCGTACAGGTGTGCAAGTTGGTATATTGACTGACTGCGTAATCGGACATAACTAATATTAACCACATATAAAAGGGGAGTGGTTACGACTGCTCCCCTATTTATTAAAAAAACCATATAAAACAATGAGTTGTACAATAGGGACTGGATTCGGTTTACAGTGTAAAGATGGGATTGGTGGCATTAAAAAGATTTATTTGAATGCTCACGATCTATTCGCAGGTCAATTGACTATTGATGGCACTACTCAAGAAGTAAGTGCATCTGCATCTACTTCAAAAGTATTTGAGTTCATCTTACCAAAATCAACGGGTAGCTTCACTGAAGAAGTAGCATCCAGCGTTGAGAATGGCACGATTTTCTACACACAAACCGTTACCGCATCATTCCACAAATTAAGTTATCAACGCAGAAAGCAATTAGAGTTAATTGCTAAAAATCGTTTATTTGTGATTGTGTTAGATAACAACGACAATTATTGGGTGGTTGGTTATGAGGATGGAGCAGAAGTAACTGCAGCGTCAACAATGACAGGAACAGCCAAAGGTGATATGAATGGTTACACCATCACATTCACTTCTGATTCAAAAAACAAAGCATATCGAATTGAGGATGGTGTATTTGCATCTGATTTCTCAATTGATACCACACCACTTGTTTAATAAATTTGCAGCGTGAATTACCTGCAATCAAATACTGCATCTCAAACTCTCCTGCTATCACTTAAGCAGGGGAGTTTACTTTTTTCAACAACCTACACCGATTATTTGTTGGTGTTACAAAATGAATTAACTTCGGAATTGTTATATGTGATTCCAACGATTATTACCGAAAATGATAGGATTACGACTTTGGGCATTAGTACGAATGCGAATGATCCAACTAATGCATCGATTCTCATCAATCACGGTGGCCGTTGGAATTATATTGTTTACGGTCAAAATTCAAATACTAACTTGGATCCTGCTGATGCTGTGGTGGTCGGTGAAATTGAAAGGGGATTTATTGAATTTTCTTCGATCATTAACTACTACGACCAACCAACGCTAACCATTCCATCTGATATCGAATACAATGCCTAATATAGTTGACGAAATAAAACAACGCATAGGAGCAACGCAAGTTGAACTATCAAAGTACGTGAAGATTCAACCAATAGAGGTTGAAGATAGGAAGGGATTTGTGTCGTTTGGTGATGGCAATACCTTTCCACAATATCTCATCGAACTATACAACGAATCGCCAGTACACGGAAGCATTGTAAACTCGATTGCGTTTATGATTGCAGGACAATCATTCGTATCAAGTAGCGCAGAAGCATCGAATGAAATCACACGATTACAATTAGATAAGATAAGACACAGCACCGCTCTTGATTTAAAATTACACGGTGGTTTTTATTGGGAAGTAATTTGGTCGATGGATAGAAGCACCATTGCACAAATTAATCATTTACCTTTTGAGAATTGTCGTTTATGCGTGAGCGATGATAATGACGATGTGAGTGGTATTTACTACTCGCGTGATTGGAACGACACGCGCAAAAAGAAGAACACACCTGCATATATTCCGATGTTCAACCCCGATTACAAAGATGAATATCCAAAACAAGTAATGTTCGTTCATTCGATTGTACCGGGTAGTGAGTATTATCCTAAACCCGATTATATAGGTGGTGTAAATTACATCGAGTTAACGCGTCAGATTAGCGAATATCACGTTAATAATATATTAAACGGCTTTTTTCCTTCATTGATTACTTCGTTTAACAATGGCATTCCATCACTCGAAGAACAACGAATGATTAAGAACCAATTGCAACAAGCTATACAAGGAGCGGAGAATGCAGGGAAGGTTTTAACATTTTTCAATGAAGATAGAGATCGGGGTGTAGAGTTCACTTCATTTCCTATTTCGGATGCAGATAAGCAATATGAATTTTTAAGTGAAGAAAGCACCAAACAAATATTGATTTCTCACCGCGTTACGAGTCCATTACTTTTCGGTATTCGTGATGGTGGTGGATTAGGTTCAAATACCGATGAAATGAAACAAGCGATGTGGATTTTCACCAAACAAGTAATTGAACCATTTCAACGAATGATTACTGATAGCATCGAATATTTGTTTTCAGTTGTTGCAATAAATGCAACGGTTGAAATCACGCAAAACGATTTGATTTATTCACCCCCTGCCAATACTACTCCCACCACTCAAATAGAGCAAAAAAAAAAAGTTAAGTGCGAACACGAAAGCATTTCTCAAGTCGATGAAAGCTATGAGCCAACAAACGAAATGGCAATAGAAGCTGAATTAGGTTTAAAGTGGCGAGAGGAATTTGGTAGAGGTGGCACGGAAGTAGGTGTAGCGAGAGCGCGTGATATTAGCAATAAGCGTAATTTGTCATTTGATACCGTGAAGCGAATGAACTCTTATTTCGCAAGGCACGAAGTAGATAAAGAAGCAACTGGATGGAACGATGGCGAAGAAGGATTTCCAACAGCAGGTCGTATCGCGTGGCAATTGTGGGGCGGTGATGCAGGTCGTGATTGGGCGGCACGAATCATTGAACGTGAGCAAGTAAATTTAGATGACATCGCAGAGGAGTTAATCGCATTAGGTGAAGAGCCAAACGAGGATTGGATTTTATTAGATAGTTACGATGTAGATTATGAAAATGACGATATTGAGAATGAAGCATTAGAACACATTTTTGATATTACTTCCATTCAACAAGCGGTTAGCACAGGAACTGCTAAACCAAACGCAACGAGTGAGCAAGACAAAGTGATAGATGGCAAGACGTACTACGTGCGTTATCGTTATAGCGGCCGCATTACTGCATCATCAAGGCCATTTTGCCGTAAGATGATTAGTGCGGATAAGCTATATAGAAAGGAAGATATAATGGCACTCAATAATAAGGCAGTTAATCCAGGTTGGGGACCGAATGGGGCTGATACCTATTCGGTGTGGTTATTCAAAGGGGGGGGTAATTGTGGCCACATCTTCAAAAAGGAATTATACATTAGCGCGAAGGGTTTTGGATTAGATTTAAACAACCCAAATGTGCGTAAAAAAGCGTGGAGTTTAGCTGAAAAAGCAGGTTATAAAGTACGCAACAATTACTTGGTAGAAACGCGTCCAATTGATATGCCTTACAACGGATTTTTACCTGATAATCCTCGATTTGGAATTAAATAAAATAGAATAAAATGGCAATACAACCCGAAATATTACTAATCACTGAAGATTATTTAAAGAAGTACACCGCAATCACTGACGCGGTTGATCCAAACATTATTCGCCCTGCCATTTATTTGGCGCAGGATAAGCAAATCACTAACTATTTGGGTACTGATTTAATGAACAAAATTAAATCCGATGTTAGCGGTGGAACTTTGGCAGGTGATTACGAAACATTATTGAATGATTACGTGCTGAAAGCGTTATTGTGGTGGACAATGGTTGAGTTATATCCATCGCTTTTATATAAGCACGACAATGGAAATCTTGTAAGCCGACAAAGTGAGGACACAACTCCAGTAACGAAAGGCGAAATGGAATCATTGAAGGAATCTGCGCGTGATAACGCACGTTATTATACCAATCGTTTGGTGCAATATCTTTGTTACAATAGCACGTTGTTTCCCGAGTACACATCCAACACCAACAACGACATCACACCCGATCGTAATCCGTACGGAAAGAGTAGTTTTTTGATTAGCGATAGTTACAAACATAACCGATTAAAATGGACAATAAAAGATTTTCTACCACCATCGTATTAAACCGCAAAAAGCAATACGAGAAATTGCTTAAACAATATTTAAAGAAACAATACGAGACAAAGAAATGATGAAGGAGTTGTTGTTTTTGAAAACTAAATATTGGCTGCTCGCGTTGGTAACGATTTTTCTGCCAATCAAAGAACTAATGATTACCATTGGTTTTTTAGTTGGCGCGGATATGGTTGTTGGAATCTGGAAGGCAATTAAATTAGGTATTAAAATCCGTTCACGTAGAATGAGCGATAGCGTTACAAAAATGCTATTGTATCAACTCGCTATCGTTAGCGGATTCTTAATTGAGACATACATAATCGATCAATTAATACCCATCACAAAATTAATTGCAACGGTTATCGCAGTCATTGAATTTAAATCGATTGTCGAATCCATTGAATCAGTTACCGGGAAGGATTTGTGGGGTAAGATTAAGACGTTAGTAGGAAGGAAAAACGAGGACTTAAACGAGATAATGAACGATGACAAAAACAAGTAAATACACCATGCTGCAAGAACTTATTAAAAGTAATGCGGCAGAAGTTTACAAGATTCCTAACCTACCAAATGCAGAGCAAATTGCGAATCTTAAATTAGTTTGCACGGAGGTATTTGATAAAGTGCGTGAACACTTTGGAATACCCATAGGAATCACAAGTGGATTCAGAAGTGTTGCACTCAATGACCGCATTGGTGGTTCAAAGAACTCGCAACATATGGAAGGTAAAGCACTCGATATTGATGGAGATAGATTTGGCGGTGTGAGCAATAAAGAGATTTTTGATTATATAAAAAATAATTGTACATTTGACCAACTCATTTGGGAATTTGGAAGTGAGAACGCACCTGATTGGGTTCACGTTAGTTACAACAAGGGAGTAAATAGAAAACAAATACTACGAGCTACAAAGAGCGGTGGAAAAACTATTTACAAACCTTACTAACTATATGAAAGGACGCAAAGAATCAGACAAAACAAAACTCGCAAGAGAGTTAAGAACGAGATTCCCAAACACACCAACGCTAACACTGGCGAAGAAATTAAGCAAAGAACATTTCGAAACTTTTTTAGGGGTTGAAGATGCTCGTGATACACTGCGTAGAATCGAGGGCAAAGATGGTAGAACTCCAAAAGACAAAACACTGGTCATTACTGAACATCGCCCACGCAATCCATTCAACCTACCAAAGTCATATGCGAAAGGTCGTAAACACTTTGATATAAAAGGTCAAAAAGTTTTAATCTTATCGGATATTCACATCCCATACCACGATATTGACGCGTTAAGCGTAGCAATCCAAACAGGAATCGATGAAGGAGTTGATACGGTTGTATTGAATGGAGACGCTCTCGATTGTCATATGATTAGCGATTTTGTCAAAGATCCAAAGAAGCGCAAGTTCAAAGATGAATTGTATGCAATGCGTACATTTTTGCACGAGTTGAGAGGGCAATTTCCAAACGCTGAAATCGTATATAAGGAAGGCAACCACGAGGAACGATACTGGCGATATATGAGAGTGAAAGCTCCAGAGCTATTCGACATTGATGCCTTTGATTTTCCATCACTAACGCACTGCGATAAACACAACATCAAATGGTTGGATGGCAAAAGCAAATTGAATATTGGCGGCCTATCAATATTTCACGGCCACGAATTTGGAAAGCAATTTTTACCATCTGTAAACGTGGCGCGTGGGTTGTTTCTCAAGACGAAAGCGAATGCGATGTGCGGCCATCATCATCAAACTGCTGAACACACCGAGCGCGATGTCAATGGAAAGGTGATAACGTGTTGGGGGGTGGGGTGTTTATCTGAACTTTCACCCGATTACAATCCCTATTCTAAATACAATCACGGATTCGCGATAATTACGCGCGGATTGAATAAAGCATTTCACGTTAAAAATTATCGAATACATGAAGGAGCAATTTATTAAATGGATTGCCTTTGCAGTTGGGTTAATTATTGCATTCATTATTGGTAAAAATTCCTGCAATTCCAATCGGTTACAATTTGTAACCACCTCAGATACGGTTGTGGTATTGAAGGCACGAATTGACACAATCGAAAAGGAACGCATCAAAATAAAAGAGATTTATGAAAAGCAAATTGATACTATTTACCTTTATGATTCTATTGCCATCGATAGCGCATACACAAAGGCAATTGAAAAGTTACGCGATTACGAGCGCACTGGATTCGATAAGTAAAGAGAAAAGGTTGGTTGTATTGGGTGTTGCTAAACTCGATTATTTGATTAGCGACAATCAAAAATTAAGTAGGATAAATCATTCACTAAACGAGATTAACGAGCGTAATGCCGCTTATATCGTGCAAATCGAAGGGTTAAATAAGGAATTAAACGATGGGTTAAATGAGGAATTAAAGCGCAAAAAAAAGTGGCGCAAGGCCACTCTTTATTCGGTTGGTTTTAATGTCATTTTTTTAGGAACATTGTACTTCGTCTTTAATTGATTGAATAAAATCCGAGTATTCTTTTTTATTCATAATCATATGACCAGGTGCTAATGCGCCTAACATTCTTGGGTCATCTTCATTTTTTAATCTTTCCCCAAGATAAAGACAGCCATCAATACCGTGAACATATAAATTACGTGTATCTATTTTAGGAAATTTGTTCAAGATATAGTCATCTGCTTTATCTATTCTTTTGATAAAAACTTCTTTTTCATCGAGCATATCAGTATAATCTTTTTGTACATTATACAATTCAAATTTAAATCTAATATCTTCATCAACTTCTTTACGCGCAATTTCTTTACATAGGTATCTCAAATCGTAAGTATTTGCTCGATGTTGTATATATTCATCTTGTGTGATTTGTTGAGATTCAGAATCTAACTCTAAACATTTTTTATTATATGCCAAATAATAAATCAAATCAGTTTTTTCAACTGGAATCCTACTATCAATTTTATCAATAATCTCCTTTTCTAAAAAGTGATAGCGTTCAATTTCGTAATCAAATAAAAATAGCATACTCATTTTTTTTTATAGTTCATTAATCGTTTTAAGTAGATAGCGAAATCCAATGCTTCTTC